GAATGGCATGTGTGGGATTGAAAATGTTTGGTTCTTCGACCAATAAATTATCAGCTGATAAAATTCGTGAAATGAGACAAAGAAATTATGGATTTTGATAATGAATGGAATGAAATAGGTAAGTTTTTCCCTGAAAGTGGAACTGAGGTTTTATTGTATTCTTTACAAACTGATTCTTATGAATTAGGATATATTATATCAGCTGAAGATGAAGAGGGTAATTTTATTGTTCCATATCATTCAGTCATTATTCTTAAATGGAAAAAAGAAGATTTTATCCCAACACATTTTAAATTATTAAATAAGCCTCAAGTAATGATAGAGGCATAAATTTTTTTGCTTAAACTATCAAGAATTTTTTTTAAAAGGATTAAAAATGATTACTTCGTATGCCAATCCAATTGCAAAAGAACTTGAAGATAGGTGGCAAGAAGCAAATGCATTATGGCAACAGTGGCAATTTGAAGCGGATCGTGATACTAAGATGATGTGTGGTCTTCAAGACTATTGTAGCGGTAGTTTTAATATAAATTCACGTAATCAAAGGCAGCTTCAATTCAATAAGATTCTTCGTGTTGTCAACATGATCGATGGTTTTCAAAGAGATAACAGATTAGCTACGATTATTAATGCAGGTGATAATGATCCTGATACTGGTGAGACAGCTGATCAAAGGTCGGAAGTTCTAAACTGGTGTATGAATTTAGACAATACCTATGAAAAGATCAGTGATAGTAATTTTGGTGCCCTAACATGTGGATTAAATCTTTTAAGTGTGTGGATGGACTTTAGAGAAGATCCTAAGAATGGTCAGATAAAGACTGATAGAATACCCTTCTCAGCATTCTTAATGGATAATTATTGGACAAAACAAGACTTAAGTGACTGCGATTGGATCTGGACAAGAAAGTATATTACACGGCCTCAACTTGAGGGATTATTTCCTAAGCTTGGTAAAGATATTCCTGGACTTAACCAAGGTTATGCAACAAAGGATGGTAAATTTCAGTTTCTTGCTCAGAATTGGTATCAATACAATCAAGAAATGTATGCCTATGATGAATATTGGAAAAGAGATTATCGAAAGAAAAGAAGGTTATTGGATAAATCTACCGGTGAAATAGTGGATTGGAATGGTACTAAAGACCAATTTAATATCATGAAAAGATTTAATCCAAATCTTGATATAATTACGGTGACAGTACCAACTATTAAGTTATATATTTTAGTAAATAATCATCTTGTTTATGAGGAGAAAAGCCCATATGGTCTTGATAGACTTCCCTTTGTCCCATTTGTTTGTTACCACTACCCTGAAGTCCAGAATTATTCTTATCGTTATCAAGGGGTCGTCCGAAATATTAGGGACTCCCAAGTCGAGTTGAATAGAAGGCGAAATGTTCTTCTAGATATCATGGATGCACAAATTCAAAGTGGATTGATGGTTAAAGAAGATGCTTTAGTTAACCCTGAAGATGCTTTCTTTCAAGGGCCAGGTAAGATCTTATACTTCAAACAAAATGCAAATCTAGCTACAGATCAAGTTCAAATTGCTCCTCCTCCTGTAGCGCCTGGTTGGATGGAATTGATTGCGTCTATTGAAAAAGAAGTAATGGATATTGTAGGACCTGAAGAGCTATTTGCGCAAAATATGGGTGCAAAGGATATGACAGGGATTCTCATGAAATTAAAAATGGGAGCTGGTCAAACAGGTCTAAGAAATATATTTGATCGCTTAAATCTATCTCAGAAGATATTAGGAGAGATATTTGATGATCTAATAGTGAATAACTTTGAACCGGGCCATGTTGCACGTATACTTGGAAAAGAACCAACAGACTTTTTCTTTGATAAATCATTTAGTCGCTACAACTGTGTTGTAGAAGAGGGCGAACTAACAAGTACACAAAGACAGCGTAAATTCCTTGATGCACTTCAGCTTAAACAAATTATTCCTGATTCTGTTGACGATGCATATTTGCTTGAAAACTCAACACTTTCAGGTAAAAAAGAGTTAGTTGAAGCAGCTAAACAAAAGGCTCAGCAAGCAGCTCAAATGAATGAAGCAATGCAGATGCAGCAGATGCAGCAATCGCAAATTCTTACTCGGAGCTTAGAAGCAAAAGCACAATCAGACTTTGCTTCTGCTGAAGAAAAGAAGACAAAGATGGTAGATAATTTAGCTATGGCAAAAGAAAGACAGAGCCAAGCAATACACCAGCAAGCCTCAGCAGCTTTGGATAATGCTAAAGCAGTGAAAGAGATTCAAGAACTAGATGAAAATAGATTGCATAAACTTGCTAACTTTATTCTAGATCTAGAGGAAAGGCAAAGGCAAATGCAACAGAATGATGAGAATCATGAAATAGCCAAATCGCAAGCTTTAAGTGCCGATATCGAAAGAGATAAAGCTGAAACTAAACCCCAAACAGCAAATAGATAAAAAAAGTCTTGATAATTCATATGGAATTAGCTATGACTTAAGTATAAAGTTAAAATTTTAATTTACCATCTCAAGGAGAAAGGTATGTCACGTGAAAGAGCAGAGGGGTCAGCCCTAAAAAGATCTAATCCAGATAAAGGCCCACGTATGATTGAGGGAGCTCATCATTTTGATAAGGGTTATGATTCCGATGATGAAATGATCAATAGAAAAGGTGAATTTCCAGGTCAGAGCGAGCGTGGAAATGAATATATGAAGATGCGTAAAGAGATCGATGCTAGAGACTCAAAAAAACTCTATCGCGATAAATTTAGCAAGATTGCATAGATGGGATTGTTAATACCGGGAACTTATGAAAGTTCAGGTCAGCAGCTTGGAGAAACGCGTCAGGAAATGACGCGGGACCTAATGCAAAAGGATTTGCAGCCGATTATTGATAAACTGAAAGACAAGCGCGAAAAATATTACATCCTAGTACATGCAAAACCTTGGCCTAACAAACCGAATGTGATTAAGAAAAAGATCATTGTGATGGAACGCAAGCCCCCGATGATGTTGTCATGTATTTTGTTTGGAGTTGATAATGTCAAAGGGGATTTAACAATAGAATGGTGTTTACCTGGTTCATGGCCTACTTGGGCATGCGAAGGTAAAAATGAACCAATCCCAGAAACTATATCTAGTTTGAAAGAACTGGGTAAGCAAATGAATGTGGATAAAATACTAGCTTATTAAATCTAGCAACTCATATCAGAGATTGCTAAAAAGTGGTGACTACTTCAAAGGTCAGTCTCTTATGCGGGCATAAAACGTCGGTGCCGGACGTGAAGGAAAATATGACAGATGAAAATGAAGTTCAAGAACAAGTAGTTCCTGAACAGAGTGGCCAAATTCAGTCAGAAAATAGTCAACCCGAACCAGTAGTTGAAAAGAAAGCTACTGATGTTAATTGGGAAAAGGCTAATGAAGTTCTCAAGATGCAACGCATGCAGATTGAAGAACTCAAGGCTCAAATGGCTCAGATGGCTAAAAAGCCTGAAGTCGTAGAAAAAGATGAGTTTGATGAATTAGACCAAGACGATGCATTGACAGTTGGTCAAGCTCGTAAGTTAGCTGAGAAATTAGCTGAAAAGAAAGCTAAGTCCGCAGCTAAAGAAATGGTTGATGAATATATCAAGCAACAATCTGTAGTAAATGATGAGGCCCAAGCTAGAGCTAAGTATGAAGACTATGATTACGTCGTTGAAAATCGCCAGAGCCAGGGAGGCGATTCGCCGATAGGACTTGTCGGGGAAGCAACCATTGTAGATGGTACAGACACCAAGCGACAGTCCGGGCCGCAGACAAACATCTACAGCCGAGCGGTATTGAGACTCGAATTCGCTGGAAATGTCTGCCAAGGAATCGAGTGATTTTGCAGTCGGCTCGCCGTTCATACCAAAAAACGAAATACCAAGCCTTGATGCTTCCGTCAGTGCGTTGTTACCGCCTACGCTGAGCACGAGATGGGTGCACTCTTTTGGCAGGTGCTGCATCTGGTCAGAAATGTTAAGAGTCGTAGACCCGTCAACGGCGAGGAGTGACGCATCCCATCCTGACGGAATTATGCTGCGAACTTGCGACACAACGTCAGGGCCGCCGCTCGTGTAATGGGCGTTGTCGAAGACAGAATCCCCCAATAAGACTAGATGAGACATGCTCGCATTTCTAACGTCATTCTCTTTGGCGCGGTCCGATAAGGTTCCAAGTGCCTGGTTAGTTCGCGTAACCGGACAGTTCACACCAGGACAGGACTTTTCCGCTCACCCGTCCCAGCAAGTATTGAATTTGTTCCCGTTCGCCTCTGGCTGCGTGGCAAGGGGGAGCACAGGTTTCTTCGCGCCAGCTAGGTCTACCTGCGAACGCAATCCTTCCGTCCCGTATCTGCGACGCTAGCAATAACCCATT